GACGATCGAAGAGCTCGAGCGGATCGAGGACTCCTACCTCAAGCGCTTCGGCAACACCCGCATGTTCGAGCAGGAGTACCACGTCTCCTTCGAGGAGATGGATGCGGCCGCCGTGTACGGCGAGGCCTACATGAAGATGCTCGCCGAGGGCAGGGTCGAGACGTTCAACCCCCACCAGGGTCATCCGATCTACGTGATGTTCGACATCGGCGCGAGTGGTATCCACTCCGACGCCACCAGCTGGATCGCCTTCCAGTGGTACAACAACAAGCTCTTCCTGTACGACAGCGGCGAGGGCCACGGCAAGGCGGTGCCCGAGTACGTCGACGACCTGCGCCTGAAGCACTGGTTCCCCAAGCTGGCGCGGATCATCCTGCCGTGGGACGCGGAGCACCACGAGAAGGCTGTGAACACCACGCCGGCCGACATGATGCGCGAAAAATTTCCGCACATCTCGGTGCTGGCCAAGAGCTCCAAGGTGTGGAAGCTGCCGAACAGCAGGCAGGGCGACTACGACCTGGTCACCGACATCCAGCAGACCCGGATGGCGCTGTACAACACGGTGATCCACCCGGACAACGAGTGGCTGCTGGAGTGCCTGGAGCAGTACAAGTACGAGTTCGACTCGAAGCGCCAGGAGTGGACGAGCAAGCCGCTGCACGACAGGTACAGCCACATGATGGATGCGCTGCGCTACATCGTGCAGGCCACCAAGGAGCTGGACTTCTTCGGCGGCCAGTTCTTCGACGACAAGGACGCGAAGCAGAACCAGAGCCAGGACTACACCGAGGACTGGTCCGGCGTGTGGAGGGCCAGCTGATGAGGAAGCTCACCGTGCGTGAGGCACTGCAGCACGTGGCCGACTACCCACAGCCTGTGGACGACGAGGTCATCCGGATGCACACCGGCGAGCTGATCGCCCGCACCCTGTACGACATCGCCAACAAGCCGGACGCCAACGTGCGCGGCTCGATGGCACGGGCGAACAAGGCCCGCCGGCTGATCATGAACTACCTCGCCGGGCGCCGGCGCACAGGCACCGCACCCCACGTGAAGCAGGCTGTCACCCTGCGGATGGCGAACCTGACCGGCGAGGAGATCACCGATGGCGACTGAGCTCGAGTCCCTGCGCTTCCGCAACACGATCCCCGACGCCCACCGCAAGAGCATCGACACGCGCATCGCCTGGCTGTGGAACCAGAGCTTCGGCACGGTGCAGCAGGTGTGGAACAACAGCAAGGACATGCTGGACCACACCGCGGCCACGCTGATCCTGCAGGCGGTGTTCGCCAAGGACCTCGAGTCCATCACCCAGGTCTTCCAGCGCCTCGAAGGCGGAGCCCTGGTCGACTCCGAGATGGCCGATCAGGTCATCCGCCTATAGATCCATGGCTGAGATCTATAGGTTCCGTACCCGCGCCCGCTTCTTGCGGCGCACCCGAGGGACAGTGGTGCACATGCGACACTGGCAGCCGAGCTGATGCTGGATCGCCTCCTCGTCAGGCCTTGTCCACGGAAGGCTGCGCTGCTCCTCAGGCAGCACCTCGAGTGGGTACCACCAGTTGCCGGCGAAACGTACCGCGCCTCGTTCGATTGCGTCCGCCGGCTTGCGGCGGCCATAGACCCGCTCGTGGTCCTCGAGCGGCTTGTAGCGCCACCCCTTTGGGTACACGCGCGTGCCGTCGGGCTCGACGGTGTAGGTCATAGCCCGGCGAACCAGGAGAACTCGGGCCAGTGAAACCAGGAGAACAGGCCCCACGTGCTCCAGATCCACAGCACGAACGCGAGCGCTCCGACCTGTAGCGCCAGCCAGAACAGGGCTGCGCCCCAGCCACTGTTGGGCCCGTCCTGCGGGGTCTTCCCGGAGTAGTGGCCCATCACGCCTCCAGCGTCTTGGAGCTCCACTCGTGGAAGAGCGAGAGCGTCATCGGGCGGTGCCGCACCACGTACCACCCGGGCGGCACGCGGTACGCCTTGGGCACCTTGCGGCCCAGGATGTAGGTCATGTACGGCTTGCCGAAGTAGTGGCCCAGCACCTGGTTGATCTTGCGCAGGTGCGCGGCCGCGGTCCCGCCGGCTGCGTACAGCTCGGCCACGTTGATCCCGGTGGCCCACTCGTACACCATGGCGGCCGACACACGGTGGCCGTGGGCTGGGTTGAGCTTCCGCAGGAACTTGCGGGTCTCGCGCTCCCACTGCACCAGGTGCGGGTTCTCGCGTACCAGGTACTTGTCCTTGGTGACCGGCATCTTGGCTCTCTCCTCATCCCCAAGGATCAGGGAGTCGAGCGCGTTCATCCTTACACCGCGTGGTGCCGCGCGTGAGTCTCCGCTCACGCGCGGCGTGTGGTCCTTGTTGAACCTACTCCTCAGAAACTCCTCGATCTCGCGCTGCCGCTCGAGATCGCTCTTACCCTTACCTACCTTCTCGAAGGGCGTGGGCACTGTGGTGGTCACGCCCAAAAAAATAGCACAAAAAAATAGCGTAGCCACCACCCCCGAGATGGGGGTGGTGGCCACGTCAGCATCAGACGCCGTAGCGCTCGATGTTCTTCACCAGCTTCTCCGCCTCGTCCTGGTCGAGGCCCAGCTCGACCGCGCGGTCGAGCACCTGGCTCTGCCACCCGGTGATCTGGGCGACCTTCATCTCCGCGCCGATGGCGAAGAGCGTGTTGTTGCGCTTGCCGGCCGCGATCGGTGCGGTCAGCCTGGACTGGATCGTGCTCTGGATCATGAGGAACTCCATCTGGTCATCTGGATCGGTGGACTTGCGCAGCGTGTTGAGCGTCTCCATCCGTGCCACCACCTCGTCCCGTGCCTGCTCGAGGTCGAGCAGGATGTGGTCCGGGAGGATGGCCGGGTGTGCCGTGTTCCACCGCTGCGACGGGTAGTGGTACACGCAGCCGACTGACCGGATGTCGATCCCGGTCCGCCAGCCGATTCTGTCTCGCAGGCGCTCGAAGCCGAACGTCGGCTTCCAGTCGTCCTGCACGCCGTAGAACAGGTGGTACCCGTTCCCCGACTTGCTCGTCTCTGCCATGGTGAGTGGCAGGTTCAGAGCCGCGGCACTCTCGATGCCGCCGTTCTTGCCGTCGATGTCGATGCAGACCATCGACAGCGATCGCATGACGAGAGCGAACGGTGTCTCGTTCCTCTCGAACATGACCTGCGCACGCCTCGCGTGGAACCCACGCTTCGCGTACTTGGCGATGAACTGGGCCCCGCCCCAACCTGAGGCGGTGCTCCCGTCCGGGTAGACCTGCACGTAGGCCGGGCCCAAGGGTCCGGCGTACTGCTTCAGGTCAATCGGTGGGAGCAGCGTCGACTCCGTGTAGGAGCTCGTCTCTGTCCACCAGGGTGGTGCCACTGTCAGAGGCTTGGTCATCTGCCTCCTCCTCTCCTCGGATGTGATGGATGAACTGGGTCAGCAACAGCTGGAACCCAGTGATGACTCGGACCTTGCGGACCTTGCCGTTGACGCGCTTGCTCTTCCTCTCCGTGGTGAACAGGGGCAGGAGCATTGCCTCCACGTCCTTGTCCGCCCACACGTTCATGTCCGCCATCTCCGTCAGGCGCCAGCGCTTGAACTGGGCAGCCACCTCGGAGATGTACTCACCGATCAGGCCTTCCACTCCGAGCGCGTCCTCCTCGTCGAACCAGGCGATGAACTGCAGTGCCGCACTGTTGGTGTGCATCTGCTCGATCTGCATCCGCTGCGCCGCCTGCGTCGGCTTGAGCGCGGTGTGCACCTCTGCCTTCAGGACGTAGTGGTCCAGCAGCAGGGCGAGGAACGCACCGAGGCTGGCCTCCGACAGCATGAGACCCTCGAACCCGTAGTTGAGCTCGTAGGTCCTGGTGAACTGGAAGCGGACCAGCCGCTTCTGCAGGGCCAGCGACTTGTCACCCGTCTTCGGCTCCCGGTTCAGGCCCTCGATGAACAGACCGTTCGTCTGCACCGGCGTGACCAGCGAGCTGTACAGCCGGCGGATCGACGTGGTCTCCCCTGCGATCAGCGACTTCTCCGGTCCCGAGTCCTTCAGGTACGAAGCCGGCCCGTCGAAGACGATGTTGGCCAGCCTGCCCTGCAGGTCCAGGCACGTCGACTTGCTCGCCGACATGTCCTGCCTGGTGATGTGCGAGACGTTGCTCTCACCCAGCAGAGCCATCACCATCTTCAGCAGCAGGGACTTGCCGTTGCGCCCCTCACCGATCAGCAGCACGTACTTCACCGCGGACCAGTGCGGAGCCAGAGCCGTAGCCAGGTGGTACAGCAGCGACTCGGCATCCTCCTCGCTGTCGTCCAGCCACTCGACGAGAGTGGCCAGCACCCTCGCCTTCGCCTCCGCGTCGTCGTTGACCGGGGTGGCGATGTAGTGCGGCACGAACTCGTGCGTCGGGTCGTGCAGCTTGCCGTCGGCACGCAGCTCGACCAGTGCACCGCCCGCGTTCAGCAGCACCGTTCCCGGTGTGGCCCAGGCCGGTAGCGCTGCCTGTTCCACCATGCCGTAGAACGAGGACTTCTCACCCTCGCTGTAGAACATGACCTTGTTGGTCTGGCCGGCCAGGTCCAGCACCTGCTGCACGGACAGCGGCCGCCACACCCTCTCCTCCGGCTTCAGCGCCGGGTCGAAGTCCCCGGTCAGGAAGTTCACCGGCAGGTACAGCACGTGGTTGTACTTGAGGATGCCGAACCCCATGGCCATGTCATTGGCCAGCTGGGTCAGCTCCTTCCGGGTCTTGTTGCTGAGCATGTATGCTCCTCGTGTTCGGTGGATGGATTGTGTAGACGGAGGGGCCGGCTGGTTACCGGCCCCTCCGCCCACGTCAGGTGGTGTGCTCCTTCTTCAGAGCCTTGAGCTCGTTGATCCGGTCACGGATCCGAACAGACTCAGCGTCATTCGCAGCGCCTAGCTGCCCGATGAGCTTCTCGATCTGGCTGTCGATGGTCTCCGGGATGGCCACGTGCCACCTCCTTCCGTCGTTACCTAGCGCCGACCGGGGCGGTCGACCCCTCCCCACGGTTGCTAGGGTCCGACGGACGGTGTTGCCACGATACGCACCACGCGGTTGCTGTGCGAGGGGGTCGTGGCGTGTCCTCTTGGCATGATGCGGCCGACCAGCTGCCGCCTCATCGAGCCGTCCTCGGTGTCGTCGAGGATGACCAGCGTGTCGCACACCTTGTCGAGCCCGTCAGTCCCTGTTGCCAGGGTCTGCGTGCCCACGAGCGCGTTCATCCTGCCCAGCTTGAAGTCCTCGATCGCCTGGTTCTTGGCGGTC